ACCAATGACTTCAAGAACTTAATGGCGCTGTGTAAGCCATGCCACTCACGCATCACCGCTCAGATGGATGATCGGTGGCACAAAAAGCCACGTCAATATCATTACTAAACAACGGAGGGGGCCATCGAATCCTTAAAAATTTTTCGCGCGGGAGCGGGCCTGGGCCTTCGTGTACAAAAAATCGAAATCAAACGGGGTATTAACCCCTGCCGGAAGGAGGGAGAGATTTGGCTAAAGATGGTACGAATCGTGGCGGATCCCGGGTCGGCGCTGGGCGAAAATCTAAATCACTGCACGATAAGCTCGAAGCTGGTCAAAAAGCAACTGTTATCGATTTGCCTGAACCAGCTAATCTGGAAGGACACGTGATGCCGCCAGTCAAAAAGTACCTCAAAGCCAAGCAGAAAAATGGCTTAGAGTTTGACGCTGCTGATATTTTTAAAGAAACCTGGGAATGGCTGGTCGAACGAGGCTGCGAGAAATTAGTCAATACCCAGTTAATCGAACAATACGCCGTTAGCGTCAGCCGATGGATTCAGTGTGAAGAATGTATCTCAAAGTTTGGTTTTCTCGCTCGCCACCCCACCACTGGGAACGCAATTGCTTCACCCTACGTTTCAATGAGTCGTGACTACATGAAGCAATCGAGTCAGTTGTGGTTTCAGATTTTTCAGGTGGTTAAGGAAAACAACGCCACAGCTTACCAAGGATCAACCCCACAGGATGATGTCATGGAACGGCTCTTAAGAAGCCGGAAAGGAATGAACTAATGAAATTTGTCAAAAAGAAAATCACCGATTTGATTCCTGCCGATTACAATCCACGGAAAGATCTCAAACCCGGCGATCCTGATTATGAAAAACTAAAACGCTCGATGCATGAATTTGGCTATGTCGATCCAATCATTTGGAACCAACAAACCGGTCATGTAGTTGGTGGGCACCAGCGCTTAAAAATTCTCCAGGATGAAGGCATCAAAGAAGCAGAGTGCGTGGTCGTTAATCTGAATGAGGACAAAGAAAAGGCCCTTAACGTAGCTTTAAACAAAATTAGTGGTGACTGGGATAAGGACAAGTTAGCTTTACTGATGACTGATCTGCAGGCCAGCGACCTTGATGTTTCATTAACAGGTTTTGACGAAAATGAGATCTCTGACTTACTCGGCACCGCTGATAATACTCATGATGATGACTTTGACGTTGATAGCGAATTAAATAAACCGATCTTTTCAAAGGCTGGTGACTTATGGCATTTAGGTAAACACACTTTATTATGCGGTGACGCTACTAAAACAGCAAGTTACCAGAAATTGCTAGGTGATCATAAGGTCAACCTAGTGCTTACCGATCCACCATACAATGTTGATTACTCCAGCAAGGCTGGCAAAATCAAGAACGACCATCAGGATGATGATAAGTTTTACCAATTTTTACTAGCTGCTTTTCAAAATATGAATACTGCAATGGCCAATGATGCCAGCATCTATATTTTCCATGCCGATACTGAGGGATTAAACTTTCGGCGAGCATTTCAAGATGCTGGTTTTTATTTATCTGGTTGCTGCATCTGGAAAAAACAATCATTGGTGCTTGGTCGTTCTCCATACCAATGGCAACACGAACCAGTGCTCTACGGCTGGAAAAAAGATGGCAAACATGAGTGGTACACCGGGCGGAAGGAATCTACCATCTGGGAATTTGATCGTCCTAAACAGAGTAAAGAACACCCGACTATGAAACCCATCCCATTGTTGGCTTATCCGATTATGAATTCCACTATGTCAAACTGCACGGTTCTTGATCCATTCGGCGGTTCTGGTTCGACTCTGATTGCTTGTGAACAGACTAATCGGATTTGTTACATGATGGAGCTGGATCCTAAATATTGCGATGTGATTGTGCAACGCTATATTGAACAAGTTAGATCAAGCAAGAATGTCAGCGTACAGAGAAATGATAAAGAAATACCGTATTCAAAGATAATGAAAACAAGCAAAGATGATAAAATAATTTTGGGGTGAAATTTGATGCCAGACAAAACTGATAAGCATTCTCCTAATTCTCATAAGGTCAGTGACGAGTCGAAAAAGATGATCTCTGAACTTTTTAAGCAAAATCGAGAATTAATGCACAGGCTAAAAAACAAATAATGAACGTCATATGAATGCAATCAACCGTAATGTCATATGAATGCAATCAACCGTAATTATTAAATGAGGTTTTCCAATGACTACACATACCCAGCAATGGACAAATGCTTTACTAGCTTTGGTTATTATGACATTTTCCTTATTCCTTATCCATCCACAGCCAACCAGCAGTATTGTTAATATAATCGGTTCGATCTTATTCTTGGATATTTGTATGCCGGAAACACAGTCGACCACTCATTGGGTTAAGGTATGCGGATATATTGCAACGGTGGCCTTTATTTTATCAATTCTGCTTGATCTCATAGAAATTGTATTAAACTTCTAGTTTTATCAAATTAATAATTAACGTCATGTAATTCAAAACATGGCGTTTTATTTTGCCTTCATGTCTTGCTATCTGTGCCTTTCAGAGTGATGTATACAGTAACCAAACAAGGAGGTACAGATAATGGAAGTTAATTTTAATGTTCAAGGTAAAGCACGTAAGAAGTTAGTGGAATTAATTGCTAACTACACCAAGCAAAAAGCTGAGTATCAATACACGCCAACTTATTCATATCAGATCGGCAAATATAAGGTTGATCGGAATGGCACCTTAACTGCTCCTGATGATATTGATCACGCCCTGCTTCACTATTTAGATAAATTGGGCTTCAATTTCTCTGAAACAGTCCAGTTAAACCTAACTTACCCTAGACTGAATTTCACAGATCAAGCTTTAGAAAATTTAAGACATCTGATCTGGGCCAAAAGCCAGTTAATCAAAGACGCTTTTGACATTGAATCATTGCATTTAAGCATTGACGACCAACAAATCTCATTTAACTGGTTTGACCAAGTCGATGCCAATGATGCTCTGGCCTATCAACAATTCATTGACAAACTAGTGCAATATGCTCAAAATCATCAGCGGATTATGTCCCAGCCACGGGAAGAAAGCAATGAAAAATATGCCTTTCGTTGTCTTTTGCTCCGGCTGGGATTTATTGGCCCAAGGTATAAGAAGCAACGGAAGGTGTTACTTAAAAATTTAACCGGGTCCGCCGCATTCAAAAGTCAGGAGGCTTAACTATGAACCGTATCAAAGATGAATTGGCCAAGCGTAATCGAATCTACCAACAAGTGCTTAAAATCCGCAACACTGGCGAAACGAATATGTTCGATGTCGAAAACGTGAAACGACTCGCCTACTACTACAATTGCCACGACCTAATTGATTATCTGAATACCGATCGAGCGGGTTATGTCAATCTAATCCTGACTGGCAAATTTAATTAACAATTCAAGCATTGAGTCCTGGCTCAGTGCTTTTTTAGTACCAATGAAAGAATGTGATGCCTTCTTGAGAAAGTTAAAGAATTATCAGCCAACCCGTTTTATGGCGAAGGATTCCACCTACAACAAAGACGCAGCTGATTTTGCAGTGTCTTTTATTGAGTGTCTCTGCCATACCAAAGGGACCTGGGCAGGAAAACCGTTTGATTTAATTGATTGGCAAGAGAAAATAATTCGTGATATCTTCGGCATTCTTAAGCCTGATGGCTACCGTCAATTCAACACTGCTTACGTAGAAATTCCAAAGAAACAAGGTAAATCAGAGCTGGCTGCCGCCATCGCCCTGTTACTCTGCTGTGCCGATGGTGAAGAACGTGCAGAGGTTTATGGTTGTGCCGCTGATCGGCAACAGGCCGCGATTGTTTTCGACGTAGCTGCTGATATGGTACGAATGAACCCCGCTTTGAAGAAGCGGTGCAAGATCTTAGCTTCTCAGAAGCGCTTGATCTATGAACCAACTAATAGTTTCTACCAAGTCTTGTCCGCCGACGCCTACTCCAAGCATGGCTTTAATGTTTCTGGCGTTATTTTTGATGAATTGCATACTCAGCCTAACCGTAAACTTTATGACGTTATGACTAAGGGCTCTGGGGACGCTCGTACTCAACCGCTCTACTTTTTGATCACGACGGCTGGTAACGATGAAAATTCAATCTGTTATCAGGTCCACCAAAAAGCAATCGACATCATGGAGGGACGTAAACATGACCCTCGCTTCTACCCAGTCATTTACGGTGCCGGACGTGACGAAGATTGGTCAAGTCCCGAAGTTTGGAAAAAAGCTAACCCTTCTCTGGGTATCACGGTCAAAATGGAGAAGGTTACGGATGCCTATAATTCAGCTAAGGAAAACCCAGCTGAAGAAAATACCTTCCGACAACTACGGTTAAATCAGTGGGTAAAACAAGATGTTCGATGGATGCCGATGGACAAATGGGATGCTTGTGCATTTCCTGTTGATCCCGATGAGTTACGTGGTCGCGATTGTTACGGTGGTCTTGACCTGTCATCAACTACTGATATCACAGCATTCGTTTTGGTCTTTCCACCGCGTGATGATTCCGAAGGTTACACCCTGCTCCCCTACTTCTGGATTCCTGAAGATAATGTCGACCTGCGGGTACGCCGTGACCATGTTCCCTATGATATCTGGAAACAGCAGGGATATTTACAAACCACAGAAGGTAATGTCGTCCACTATGGCTTCATAGAACACTTCATTGATGATCTCGGAAAGAAATACCATATCAAGGAAATTGCCTTTGACCGTTGGGGTGCAGTCGAAATGGTCCAGAATCTTGAAGGAATGGGCTTCACGGTAGTGCCATTTGGCCAAGGGTTCAAAGATATGACTCCACCAACCAAAGAGTTGATGCGCTTAACTTTGGAAAAGAAAATTGCTCACGGTGGACACCCAGTTTTGCGTTGGATGATGGACAACATCTACATTCGAACTGATCCGGCAGGCAACATCAAACCAGATAAAGCAAAATCAACTGAAAAGATAGATGGCGTTGTCGCTACTATCATGGGATTGGATCGCGCCATTCGCAATGAAGACAGTGGTGACTCTGTTTATGATGGTCGAGGTCTATTAATGTTGTAATTACGAAAAACTGAAAGGAGTTGATGCCATGAGTCTATTTAATAAATTGTTCCATACCAATAAAGCTTCACCCAAAAACACCCTATCCAGCACCATGTCATTTTTCTTCGGCAGTTCGATGGCTGGCCAAAATGTGACCGAACGCACCGCAATGCAGAATACAGCAGTTTATGCTTGTGTGCGAGTCTTGGCTGAAGGATTAGCTGAACTGCCACTCCACATTTATCAATACACCAGCGATGGTGGTAAACAGCGGGCAATTAACCACCCGCTTTATTTTTTGCTTCATGATGCGCCAAATCCAGAAATGACCAGTTTTATCTTTCGTGAAACCATGATGAACCATTTATTACTGTGGGGTAACGCCTATGCACAAATCATTCGAAACGGTCAAGGCGAGATCACTGGGCTCTATCCTTTGATGCCTGATCGAATGGACGTTAACCGTGCTGCCAACGGTGAAATCTACTACACCTATACTCGCAACTACGATGATTACCAGGCAAAAAATAAATCGAAGCAAGTAATTCTCTTGTCCGATGAAGTCCTTCATATCGCAGGGTTAGGATTTGATGGTTTGATCGGCTACAGCCCTATTGCTATGGCTAAGAATGCGATTGGATTATCTATGGCCGCCGAACAATATGGAGCCACCTTCTTCAAAAATGATGCCACACCTGGTGGTGTTCTCGAGCATCCTAATGTAGTCAAAGACCCTGAACGACTTCGGAAAAGTTGGCAGTCACAATTTTCGGGATCTAATAATCACAGCATTGCTGTCTTGGAGGAAGGAATGACTTTTCACCAGCTTTCCATTCCACCTGACCAAGCGCAATTTCTTGATACCCGAAAATTCCAACTCGACGAAATTGCCAGAATTTTTCGTGTTCCACCGCATATGGTTGGTGACCTAGACCGTTCAACTTTCTCAAATATTGAGCAGCAATCACTAGAATTCGTAAAGTACACCCTGAACCCTTGGTGTGTCCGTTGGGAACAAGCGATGAACCAGCAATTACTTTCACCTGACGACCAGCAGAAATACTTCATCAAATTCAACGTTGATGGCCTGCTGCGCGGTGATTACGAAAGCCGCATGAATGGTTACGCAATTGGGCGCCAAAATGGCTGGTTATCTGCTAATGACATTCGTGAGTTAGAGGACCTCAACCGTATCCCTGCTGATGAAGGTGGTGATCAGTACTTGGTTAACGGTAACATGCTGCCACTTAACCAAGCCGGTAATTTCTATAACACGCAAACAACCAAAGAAAGTGAGGAACCAAAAGAATGAAACGTTTCTGGAACTGGAAACAAAATGGTGATCAGCGGCAACTAGCTATCTCTGGGGTAATTGCTCCTGATAGCTGGGTGCATGACGATGTTTCACCACAGGTATTCCAAGACGAACTTAATGAAAGTCAGGATCCAATCGATCTCTGGCTGAACTCCCCTGGTGGTGATTGTACCGCTGCCAGTCAAATTTATACCATGCTGATGAATTACCCGAATGAAGTCAATGTCAAAATCTCAGGTATTGCGGCATCTGCTGCTTCGGTAATTGCGATGGCTGGAACTACTGTTTCAATGGCTCCTGCGGCTATGCTGATGATCCACAATCCCTTAACCATTGTTGGTGGCCAAGAAAAGGATCTCGATCACGCAGCTCAAATGCTAGTGGAAACTAAAGAAGCCATTATCAATGCTTACGAACTGAAAACAAACCTACCCCGCGAGAAGATTTCAGCCATGATGGATGACGAAACCTGGATGAACGTTAACAAGGCCATCGAGTTAGGCTTCGCTGACCAAATGCTAGGCGACGATCACCAGCCCACAGATTGTTATTCCTATTCGGATAAGCAATCGGATCTCGTTGTCCTCAATAAACTCAAACGAACAAGCCAAAATACTATCTCTGTAAAGTCGCTACAAAAGCGGCTTTCTTTGTTATCACACTAAATTTCAAGGAGGATTTTCTCTATGACTAAGATTACCGAATTACAAGAGAAACGTGCCCGTATTTGGAAACAAGCTAAGGATTTTCTCGATGAAAAGCAAAAGCAATCTGATGTACTATCAGCTGAAGATAATGCCAAGTATGAAAAGATGGAACAAGACGTGGTTAATCTCGGGAAGGAAATCGATCGGCTCCATAAGCAAGCCAAAATTGAAGCAGAACTCAATCAGCCCACTACCACAGCCCTTACTCATACCCCAGCTGCTGGAGAAGTACCTGACAAACAAACCGGATATGCAAAGGATTTCTGGCAAATGATGCGTGGACACGGCGCAGTTGATGCCTTAAAGGAAGGTGCTGATCCGGATGGTGGCTTTCTGATCCCGGACGAATTTGAAAATCAGCTGATTCAAAAATTGCAAGAAGCCAACGTGATGCGCACCATCAGTCACGTCATTCAAACTAATAGCGGTGAACACAAAATTCCTGTAGTTGCTAGCGAAGGAACTGCAGCTTGGCTGGATGAAGAAGCCGCCTACACGGAATCCAACACCCAATTCAGTCAAGTATCACTTTCTGCTCACAAGTTAGGAACCTTAATCAAAGTGTCCGAAGAATTACTCAACGACTCGGCCTTTGATTTAATGTCCTACCTTTCAGGTGAATTTGGTCGCCGGTTAGGTAATGCCGAAGAACAAGCTTTTCTAACGGGCACTGGCACTAACCAGCCAACTGGGATTCTGACTGATACCAATAGTGCTTCCGCCGGTTCCACCGCTGCTAAAGCAGACACTCTTACCTTTGATGATTTAATTGACCTCTTCTATTCCCTGAAAGCACCATACCGGCAAAATGCAGTTTTCTTAATGAACGATGACACCGTCAAAGCTATTCGGAAGTTGAAAGATAAGAACGACCAATACATCTGGCAACCATCGGTTCAAGCCGGTCAACCTGACCGGATTTTAAACTGCCCGGTTTATACCAGTCCATACATGCCAACTCTCGCAGCTGGTAATAAGCCGCTGCTCTTTGGTGACTTCAATTATTACTGGATTGCGGATCGACAGGGACGAACCTTCAAACGTCTGAATGAGTTATACGCCGT